AGCATCCCAGCGCGGTATATATTAACCATAGCCTGTTTAGTCATGTCCGCGGCACTGGCCTGTATAAGCCTATTAAGAGCCTTGTAGGTGTACGCCCGCTTCAGTCTGGTCGTGTCCCCGTACTCCTTAACTGCGTCCCGATACGGCAGGGCTTTGTTCATGGCGAAGGTATCTGGCTCCCAAAGCTCAAAGCGGCACTTGCGCCCCAGTATGCTACGGATTGACCCGGCACTGCTCTTATCGTTTAGCCGATTCTGTACGCCATTCATTAGACCTTTCACAAACGGTACCCGGTCATGGTACTGCTTAACCAGTGCCTTGGCCTCGCTTACTTCGATATCCATCTGCTCACTGAGTTTGTTAACGCCCATCCCGTACATCATGCCGAGGTTGATGGTCTTGGCTTGCTTACGGTTGATGTTAGCCATCTCAGCTACCATTGTGTGGAAATCCATGTCTGGGTTATCATTGTATCCACGGACAAACTCTTCTACTCCATCCATCTGAATACCACGAGACTTACCAAATACATGAGCATAATGAACTAAGATGCGCGGTTCCTGCTGCGAGAAATCAATTGCCGCCCACTGCTCACCCTCTTCTGGTAAGAACAAACTGCGGATCATCGGACCAAGCTCTGGATCGCGGGCCGGGATTTGTTGCAGGTTAGGGTTGTTCATCGATATGCGGCCTGAGACTGTACCCCCATCGTCCGATCTGATCTGGTTGATATGACTATGGATGCGGCCATCCTTGTGAGTGTGTTTCATAATCGTATTGATGAAGGTGCCCGAAGTCTTGTTCAGGTTCCGCGCTTCCAAGATGAGTTTGGGGAGAGCATGGTTTGTCTCTTGGAGGAAGCTCTTAGTGAAAGACGGTGCGCCTTTTTCGGTCTTTGGGTAGCCGACTCCGGCCTTGTCGAAAGCCTTGGCGAGAGATTGCGGGGCCCAGATTTCAATATTACCCCCAGCCATGCTTTTAATTTGTTTCATGACTGCTTTTTCCCTCTTGAGGATTTGATCCCGTGTACGCTCCAATCGGTTGGTATCGACACGGACTCCACGCATGGTCATATCGACGAGGCATGGGAGCAGTTCAAGTTCCAAGTTAGCGATGCTCCAGAGGTCTTCTTTGCCCAGCGTAACGCTGAAGTAGTTCCAGAGTTCGAGTGTGAGTTCAGCGTCAACTTCTGCGTAGGGACCGACATACATGGCAGGCATCTTCCACATCTCTGCCTTGGGATCAACGCCGAATTCCCTAGCCGCGGCGACTAAGTCTTTCTCTGACTTGGTCTTGGACAGGTGATCGTAAGCCAAGGCGTTTAGGCTGTAGCTAAACCGGTTCTCGTCTAGCAGACTGGCTATCAGCATCGTATCGATTATGCGGCCATTGACCTTGAACCCCATCTGCTTGATCCAGCCCAGATCGTACTGGGCGTTGTGCATGATCTTATCCGCAGGGCACTCGAATACTTTCTTGAGCCACTTATTAACTATTCGCTCATCTAAGTTGCCCCCACCGAAGTGCCTGATCGGTATGTAACCGGACCATCCCTCGACTGCAATGGCATAGCCGACTACTTCGCCATCACCTGTGGGCCAGCCGGGTCCATTTGTTTTAAGGTTCGGGTCGCGTGTTTCGACATCAATTGCTATACGAGGTGCCCCCGTTAGATCAGGTAACTCTAACGGCGGTATCCACTCGCTCTTGGGTTTAAACATAGCCATTTGAAGACTCATTCGGTATCCGCCTGTAAAGTTTCGATTCGAGTTATCTCAGCATCTATGTAGAAGCGTATCTTCTTAGCGTCACGCAACATATCACTGTGCGAGGACTCCCCGTACCGGTAGGCGGCACGGAAGATTTCTCCCATCTGGGCGTTCATGTCTTTGTGTGAGATCAAGTGCTGTAATTCTGAAGCGCCTTCTGGAAGCTCGTAGTACGAGGCCGTTGAGCCATCAGAGGTGCTGCCATCTGATGACCGTGACCACATCTCTCCGCTTGCTTTAGGGGACTTCTTTACAATGTAATTTTTAAAATCGCTCATCGATGTTCTCCTTAAAAAGGGATGTCTTCAGAAAGGTCTTTAGGTGACGGATACTTCGCAGGAGCCGCAATAGGTTCTTTATTGGTTGATATGTAACCCAGCTTGGCATCTAGCACAGAGATACTGTGCATAGGGCCACTGCTACCCTCGAAGGTTCGTATCTGGCAACCGCTACCGGATATCTCAATTACCGAGCCCTCTACCAGCGCACTGGCGTAGAATTCTAGCTGTTTCCCGGGCCGCGCAAAGACAACCGCCTCATAGTTAGTCCAGTCGTTTGTTTTTGTTTCACGGTTATAAAACTTAACGCCAAGCCGTATCCCGAACCCAGTGCTTTCACCGGCTTGGAATTGGTTAGCTGTCTTAGTTAGTTTGCCTGTTACTGTAATACCCATTGTTATTGCCTCTTAGTCAGTTTTTGCAGGGATACCGGGATCGTCTGCGATTAGTTCATCGATTTCTTCACTACTAAACTTAAAGTAGAAAGCTGGGGTGCCCTCACCCAGCCACGCACCGACAATATTAAACTCGTAGTACTCTTTGGCCTCGTTATAATCCATGCCATCGCGCTCTACTAGTATTTCCAGAACCTTGTCTTCGTTATACAAGACAACATCCTCTTGCCCGCACCGTCGGCAGATGCCCACGATTGCCTCACTTAGTCCGTCTGCTCGTAACATAGTTACCCCCAGACCTTAGTTTTCTTATAAAAATATGGTTTCATAAATCGTAGCTCCGTGACATGTCTTCTGCATCGACAACATACAAGGCATTCTTAGTCCGCGTGACAGCAACATAGAACACTCGGTGCATATCGTCTGGGTTACGCCGCATCTGTTCGTCTGCGGCAGGTGATAAATCGGTAAAGAGTACGACGTTGTCGGCCTCACCACCTTTTGATCCGTGGATCGTGGATACTGTGATACGAGGCTCGGCATTAAACTTCTCGCCCCGCCGTAGCAAAGCAATGATGTAAGCTCGGTCTGTCTCTGGCAGGTTGTCCATAGCCTCGTGCCATATCATGTCTTTAGTAGCCAACAGGCCAAAATGCTCCTGTAGCTGTTCTAGGCTAACTTCACCGTCATCATCTAACCCGGGTAATTTCTTAAAGCCACGTGTCACCCGAGTCTTAATTGACATGAAGCTGTATATTTTTCGAGCAACATCGCCCGTTACCATCTTGCCACTACGCAATCTTTCCCAGCCGTTTACTGCGAGGCTCTGGCGTTCACTAATGGACCGATGGCCGCGGTATGTGAATAGATACCCGCCTGCCTTTAGGTCTTGTGCCACGGATTGTAGTAGGTAACCGGCCTGTGCCATTACTAGCCAACTGTCCTCGGACATGTCTAGCGATGCGACGGAGTTGATCCGGACTAGCTTGCCCTCTTCTTTCTTGGGCTCGTAGCGTTTTGGAAACCGCATGGTAATACGTGAGGCGATGCCCTCTGCTAGGCTGTGGACCACGCGAGGTATTCGGTAGCTTTGAGACAGGGTTTCTGACCCTCCCTCTAGCGTAATAAAATGATCTACATCCGCCCCTGCCCATCGGTAGATAGCTTGATCGTCATCTCCCGCGCAGTACATCTTCTCGGACTTCGCATCCAGAAGGTGAGCTATGTCCCACTGGAGAGGAGACAGGTCTTGTGCCTCATCTAGAAAGGTCAGCTTAAAGTCAGGGCAGTACCGTGCGCCGTTGTTCGCGAACACTGCAAGCATATCGGTGAAGTCATACAGACCGAAACGGTGCTTGTACTCTTTCAAGCAGCTATCCACGTAGCTTACAAGGTTCCAGTCCTTGTCTAGGTTGCTGATGTTGTACTGATCCCGAAGCGGGACCTTGCGTAGTCTGGCGAGGTTTATAACCCCTAGTATAGGGTCACTAGAACTGGTCACGCTGGGCAGGTCTTCTTCAAAGTCTGCCGCTTTGTTTCCTGTTAGGTTAACGCCGGTCACCTTAGACAACTCCCTGTAGTTCTCCGCTTGCATGACCTGATCCTTTCGGATGTCTGACATTGCCAGAGCCAAGCTGTGCAGGGTACGGAAGTTAGCTAAGTCTTCTTTAGGGTCCAGACCAAATCTAGCCGCCGCACGTTCTTTGGCTTCTGTCGCGGCTTTCTTGGTAAACGCTAGGAAAGCAATGTCCAAGGGGCGTACCCCGCTTTCCAAGGCCTTGTCTACCATGTTAAGTAGCGTAGTAGTCTTCCCAGTTCCGGGTGGTCCGAATATACGAAACATCAGTCTCTCAACTGTAGCCAGACGCGCACTGTTCCGTCTTCTTGCTTACGCTTCACCGAAGTGTAGGGCGTATCACCGTTATCGTCCCTACGGGCACGGATAGAAGAGCCCAGCGTAGACGCTTGCTGGTAATCTTTACACAGGATGCTATCACCCTCTTCCATCTCATAAACGATGGACCACTTACCTGTACCGTATGATTTCGTTAACGGGACGTTCTTTTCAATCTTGATAGACATATCTATTTCTCCGAAGCTAAAATTAACCGGTTAAGCTGACGCTGAACTATCTGTCTGACGCGCTCCCGGGTGAGATTGAACTGCTTACCGATAGCGACCTGAGTCATGCGCTCTTCGTTCCACAGTCTAAATATTTCTTTATTTCTATCTATTTTCTCTTCCATCAGAAGGGTGCCTCATTTGATCCACCAAAGTTAGGTGTCTTTAGCTCAACGTCTACTTTGTCGAAAGCAGGTACAGACCAGACCCTCACAGGGCGACCTTTTATCTTTAATACCTTTGACTCTCCGTGAATATCTCGCAGACGCTGGGCGATCTTATGAGACTTGTAATCAAACCACTTGTTCTTCTTTAAGAACCCCTCGAAGTCTCGAAGCCTAAAGTAGGTGAGGCCTTCTTCCTCGTCGGTCCATGGGCGGCGTAACAGTATCTCTTCCTTGTCTTGCGCTTGCTGTAGGAACCGGCAGAACTCTTCCAGATAGTCGTAGAACTGACCGCTGGTGCTGGCATCCTGCGCTACTTCCATGATGGCGGACTCGTTATCCTTCATGTCCGTGAGCAACGTGCTGATACGGCTTTCCCACGAGGCTTTCTGTACTGAGCGTGGCATAAAGTTTAACTGCTCCATACAGGCTTTCTGGAACACGGGCTGGCTTAACAGACCCTCAGTATCTAGCTCCAGAGGCTCTCCATTTACGTCCATAAACCATACTGGGGGAGTCGAGTCGTACTTACGCAGGTTAGCTATGGATGCCCCTTGGATAGCGGCACCGACACCATACTTTCTAGTGCGGCATAGCTCTTTGTTGCAGTGTGCGTTAACAGGGGCATCTGAACACTTGTAGGCGTAATCCTTTCGACCACACTGCTTCGCTACTGCATTAACCTCGTTTAACGGAAGCGGGGGCTCTAGGTACTGCATGTTGTATGACAGTATCTCTGACTCCCAAGAGTCTGGGTACGCCTTACGTAAGTAGACCCCAAGGTTAAACAGGCCGTTGTTACGCCCACCCTCGCTGATCTTGTTCGAGCAGAGTATTTGCAAGCAGGGTGGCCCGTCTATCAGTAGTGAGGATTTCTTGGTTTCTACTACCTGTAGAGCGACCACCTGCTCCAATGTCTGAGCGTACTTCTTGTGCATCTCAAAGAATTCTTCGA